CTCTTGTATCTTTTTACAAGATTCTGGCTCGGCGGGAATTGCTTATTCCTGTTGACCTGACTGCCAAGCTGTTAGCGGCTGGCGTGGATGTCTCTGCGATAGACGCAGAGTTAACTGAGTTAACCCCACACAATCTAGGAGATGATGACTATGGGTTATCCAACTACTGTTAAAGGTAAAGCCTTTTGGACATACGCCTTTACACCAGACACCAAGTTTGACAGCGAAGGTGTCTACACAACTAAGTTTCGCCTTGGTGGCGAAGCGGCAGTCAACTTCCAGAAAGAGGTTGATAAACTGATGGACGCGGCCTTTGGTAAAGCAAAGGAAGAAAACCCTGCCAAGAAGATTAAAAAGGCTAACGCCCCTTATTCCGAAGTCACTGACGACAACGGTAATGAGACAGGCGAGTTGGAGTTTGTCTTCAAGCAGAAAGCAACCATCAACACGAAGAATGGACCTATGAATATGAAGGTCGCTGTCTTCGATGCGAAGGGTAAGCCAATTACTGAGCCTGTAGATATCGGTAACGGTTCTACTGTGAAGGTAGCATACGAACCAAATCTTTGGTTTGTGCCTTCCACTGGTGCAGGAGTTACACTTCGATTTAAGGGTCTGCAAATCATTGACCTCTTGGCTCGTGCTGGGTCTGGTGCCGATGGCTTCGGGTTCGGTGAAGAGGACGGATATTCGCACGATAACAATAACAATAACGATGGCGAAGCAGAAGATGACCAAGAGTTCTTTGAAGAAAGCGACAGCGAAGAAGAGGACTTTTAGGTCTAAATTCGAGCAGTCTGTTGCAGAGCAACTAGATAAGATGAAAGTAACTTACGAGTACGAGGCTCACCGCCTACCGTACATCGTTGAGCGAAATTATCTTCCAGACTTCAGATTAGCATCTGGCGTTTTTGTGGAAGCGAAAGGCTACTTCAAATCTGCTGACCAGCGCAAACACAGGCTTCTGAAAGAACAGCGTCCCGACATTGAAGTTCGGTTCGTCTTTCAGAACGCCAGTGGGCGTGTTCAAGGAAGCAAGCTGACCTGTGCCGAATGGTGTCAGAAGCATGGCTTTCTGTACGCAGAAGGTTTCGTCCCAAAGGAGTGGATATAATAATGAGCGAACGCAAAGACACAGATTACATTGTGATACACTGTTCGGCAACAAAACCATCAATGGATGTGGATGCAAAGACAATCGACAAGTGGCACCGCCAACGCGGCTGGCGCAAAATCGGCTACCACTTTGTTATTCGCCGTGATGGTGTTGTCGAAGAGGGTCGTGAACTAGGTGAGGTGGGGGCGCATGTTAAGGGTTATAACTCTTACAGCGTTGGCATCTGCATGGTTGGCGGCATAGATGACAAAGGTAAATCTGAAGACAACTTTACAGACGAGCAGTGGAAATCACTTGAGGAACTCGTGTGGCAAATGAAGATTCCGTATCCCAATGCGGAAGTTCTTGGTCACCGTGACTTCCCTGATGTGAAGAAAGACTGTCCGTGTTTTGATGTGAGGGAATGGTGGAAAACGAAGGAAGCAACTTCATAGCCCACACACCCTGCCCAGCCTGTCCATCGTCCGATGGCTTCGCGGTCTACGATGATGGGCATGGCTACTGCTTTGTGTGCGGACATTTCGAGGGAACCAGCGGCGAGAGCCAGAGGAGTAAACCAACTGTGAACCATGAGTTAATTCAAGATGGTGAATACAAAACTCTAGGTAAACGGAAGATTAGCCTAGAGACAGCAAAGAGGTGGGGTTACCAGTACGGTAAGTTCAAAGGCAAGCCCGTCCAAATTGCTAACTACAAGAATGGTGATGGTCACACCGTTGCCCAGAAGATACGCTTTCCCAACAAGGACTTTCTGTTCATTGGGGACACCAAAGCGGCTGGACTTTATGGTCAGCACCTTTGGCGCGATGGCGGCAAGAGAGTTATCGTCACAGAAGGCGAGATTGATGCACTCTCTGTATCTCAAGTCATTGGTAAAACTTGGCCCGTAGTGTCTGTTCCGACAGGCTCAAAGGGTGCCAAGAAAGCCATACAAAAGGAACTTGAGTGGCTCTGCAAATTCGACAGCGTAATCCTGATGTTTGACAACGATGATGCTGGTAAGGCCGCGATGAAAGAATGTGCGGCTCTGTTCCCAGCGGGTAAGGCTAAGATATCTCACCTTCCTATGAAGGATGCTAATGAGATGTTGGTTGCTGGTCAGACTAAGGAACTAAGCGAGGCCATGTTTGATGCCAAGTCGTATAGACCTGATGGCATCGTCAATGGTAGTGAACTCTGG